AGAGGCGGCATGTGCGGTATGATGGTTAACAATAACACCACCTTTTAATACTTCATTACCGAGTAATACATTACAACTTATATGGTCACGTTGAAAGTAATCGACAGTTGGGACATAGAAATGGTTACCATCGAAGATTTCAAAACCGTACTCTTTATTATAGTTGTCATTATTTCTTGTTATTGAATTAAAGTTAGGGTGTAATTGTGAGAATGGATATTCGTATAATTCATCTTCACGATAGAAAACCCTAACAAAATCATCTCCCATATCTAAATTACCTATGGCAACCAAATCAATATCGTCGATGGTAAGGTTGTGAGGATTAAGGATGTAATCAATTACTTCCCAACATAAATACTTATCTTTTTTTTGTCGAGTTACCCTTTCAGTTGCTACTGAACCGAGTAGTTTACCGTCAACAACTAATGACACTGCAGAGTCGTGTCCATTTGTAATGCCGAGTACTTTCATTATTTGCTTTATTTTCCAATAATGATAAGTTATATTTTCCTAAATTAAACAAGACAATTATGTATTATTCAGACCCTTTTATTGACGATTACAAAAGTGAAGAAGTTCACTATTACTCTTACTACTCATTTGAGAACATGTTCTCTGATGAAGAGATTGAATATATTAAACAGTGGGGAGAACACTTTCCGGCAATGAGCGGTGAGGTTGGAGGAGACGAAGACCTTAGTGTTAACGAAGATATTCGTGTTAGTAGAATCAGTTGGATAGCCTTAGAAGAAGGTACCAAATGGATTTTTGACCGATTATCTGAGTGTGCTATTATTGCCAATAAAGAAATGATGTGGAATTTTGACCTTTCAGGTTTTGGTGATGAGATTCAATATACTGAATACTTCGGTGAAAATAATGGACATTATTCATGGCACGGTGATATCGGTCCCAACGTACCACATAGAAAATTATCAATCGTTGTTCAATTATCTGACCCTGAAGATTATGAGGGTGGTGAGTTAGAATTAAGTGCTGGTAGTTATTTGGTTGATGGACCTAACACTAAAGGTACTGTAATTGTATTCCCTTCTTTTGTACTTCATAGAGTATTACCACTTACTTCAGGTGAGAGACGTTCATTGGTAAGTTGGGTATCAGGACCAAGACTTAAGTAATATGTTGTTAAGATTTGAGGGTGGAGATTTTAAGGATTTACTTAAAAATAATGAAAGGTTTATTCTTCACGTATTCTTTAAGGAACAAGCAAAATTAAAAACAGAAGCGTACCTTAATATATCTCCATCATTTTCTAACGTGGCTGAAAGTGCTAATCTGCACGTTGAAGTTATGAAATCATTTCCTGATGTGTTATTCGTGGAAACGTTTCATCATGAGTCCTATGACTTAGTCAATAACTTTGGTTTTAATTATGGTGAGTTGTGGGATGATTTTAATAGTCATTACCGTCCATTAATAATTGGTGTAAAAAAAGGACGAATGGTATCGAACTCATTAGGTGAGTGTTATTGTATTGATACTTACATGTCTATCTTACACAGTGTTTACCCTGAATTATTTGAACCACCCAGTGTAAGTGAGTCTTAATTCTTCAACACCTGGATTAACGTGAGATACATAGTGCCACTTTCCAACACCTTTCGGTAGGTCAAATAGTGTTAATGTATTAAATGTAGGAGTCTCTACTCTTTCTACTTCCATTGTATCATGATTCATAAAGTGTAGATTACCACCGTATTGAGGTAGCCAATCTTTAGTCAACTGATATACAAATCCTGTAGTTCCATTTGGAGAATCTACGTGTGGGGATAGAAAGTCACCAGGTAGATATACTGCTGCGAATACTTCGTCGGTGGTTGTTACTTTAGAATCAATAACTGAATTAATAAAAGAAATAGCTTCATTACTATATAACCAACCTCTAAGTTCACATTCGAAACATGTACAAGTTTTTTCGTGGTCGTCAACGGTACGGTGGAAACAGTATGAAAACTCACCATTACCAAATGCTTGAGTGGCTCTATTATAGTTGTTTTTTATTTCTTCTTCATAATCAGGTGAAAACATTACAGAATCAAAACCTTCTTCACCACTAACTTTTGGGTTGGTAGAAACTCTCCACCAATCTCTTGGCATTTCTTCAGTAAAGTAATGATGTATTCTATTGGCGGCATCTTCTTTTAGGAAGTTTTTGATAACGACAACACGTTTGTTGGTGTACTCATCTCTGATTGTCTCAACATCTAAATTTGGGTTAATTAAATCTATAAAGTCCATATTAATATTCTGTATTAAAGAAAAATACCTGAAACAATCTACCGTCGTACATATCTTTACCAAAGTAATCCATTGATATATGGAAATTGTCAGCTCTATACATTACTAGTCTATTGAATAAGTTACCAAATCTATCAACCTGTTCCCACTTTGTGATATCTTTAGCTGTTTCTATTGGTGATGTTGGGTCGTATTCGTCGTTCTTATGTTCTTCATAATCCCAAGTCAAAAGACCCGTTTTTTTATGTTTATAAATACCTGTCCCTGCAGTTACAGGTGCATCAGGTGTGAGATATAGGACACCGGCCCATTCAGTATAAGAGTCTGAGTGTATCCATGAACGGTCTTGTGCTGTGGTATATTGGAATGAACCAGTATATTCACCACCCCACCATGTTATCTCACCAGCAAATGGTCTTAATAAATCACCAATAGTTTCTTTTATGGAATCGTTCATGAATGTTTCAGTTCTATAACCTGGAAAGCTTCCTGTAACATTGAACTCCTGTTGAAGTGCAAATTCTCTTACTTCATAAGGGTTATCATAAAAGTCGTCTATGATTAATGAATTGACTCTCATATATTAATTTTTATAGAAAGATAAAAAGGAATGTTATAAAGAAAATAAGATGTTATAGATAATCTTGGAAGTTGTCATTGATAAATTCTCTGACTCTTTCATCGTCAGCCCACTCAGGCCAAGAAACTCGGATTTGTTCACCTTCTTCATCTAAGTAGTATTCTAAAAGCGATTCCAAACTACCGTAGTATTCAAAGTCGTTGTCACTATCGTAACCGCCCCAACTTAAAACTGTCTTAACGACTCTTGGTAAAAGTTTTGTTACGTCTACTTGATAGTGAAAATCTTGAACTTCAATAGGTTCATTGGTTCCAGCTTTGTAAGTCTTCCTTTTATATGGAATCTCACGTGAGAAGAAATGTTCGTCAAATAAGTATCTTAACCCATTCATTACATCATTGTATAACTCATCATAGATTGCTGACTCTTCAGCGTTTCTATTTATACTTTCCAATTCTGATAGTACATCAGGTGAATTTTCTTTGATGAATTTTGATAATTTATCGTCGTCCATATTGTTGATGACATCTACAGTTACGATATCTTTTACACCATCAATTTCAACTTCTTGACTTTCAACTTCATAGTAAACTAAAGATTTTAGGTAACTTACATTCTCAGGTGTAAGGTCACCAATAAAATCAGTGAGGTCATAAATGTTAGAGTCTATATCTAAAAAAGGTGTATCTTCCTGTAAAATTAATTTGGCTAATGCTTTGGAATCTTCTCTATCATTAGCGAAGAACTTAGACATATCTTCACGGTCAATGGTCATCCAATATTTACCACCTTCCATAGTGACATCATCAAGGTAACCCAATAAGAATTCAATAACGAATTTAGGATTCTCCTCGTAGTACATAGTCATAACATCAGTTAAGTAACCTTCTTCGATTAAGTGGTCCATCATCTCCTCAATAAGATTTTTGGATTGAAGGAACTTCATAAAAGATTGGGAGTCACCATTGAAATATTTCTTAATGAAATCTCCGAGGTCGTTATCTTCTAAAAACTGAATTAAGTCCATTGTGATGTTATTTTACTATAAATACAAAAAAGGGAGAATTAATCTCCCTTTTGTTTAATCTTTAAGTTTTAGTTGTTTTACTTCTTTTCGTAGTATTTCTCAACTGTTTTTTTGATGGCGTTTTGCACCTGAGTTTGAGTTGATTGAGCAGTAGTTGAACTTTGTTGTACTGCCTGTGCTTTTTGTTTACATCCGCATCCCATAGTCTTATTTTTTAGTAGTGAAAGTTTATTCTTTCTAATAAATATATTTTAATTTGATTATCTGTAAAGTTGAACGCAAGTAAAAATTGTAATTTAGTTTACTGGGGGACTGCAGGGTGCGGGTCTCGAGGTATTTCTTCTTTTATTTATTTCATTGGTTGTGATGATTTTTTGAATACTGAAGAAGATAAAATAATTGGAAAGGAATGTTCTCACACACATAATGTGGGTATACCTGAAGGTTATGAAGACTGTGATTTAATCGCGGTTGTGAGAAATCCATACTCATTGTTTGTAAGTCGATGGTTGGATGAAGCGAATGATATGGACCCTGAAGATGTAGTCAAAGGGTTTAAGGATTATGTACTGAGAAACCAGTTGTGGAATTACTTTGGTGAGGGTGACTTCTTCCACTTACATCAATGGAGAGAGGTTGGGAGATTTCCTGACTATATTTTAAGGATGGAACATTTTGAAGAGGACTTAGGAAAAGTTACTCAGTTGGTTGAAAAAGAATTATTCGAGGAAGGTATCCAAAGTTATGTAAGGACTAATTTTTTCAAAAATGGTTCCAAGCATGATGAGTATATCGGAGAAATTCAGAACTACAAGAAATATTGGACTGAAGATATTGCAGATTTTTATTATAATAAGATGGAAGAATACTTTACCACCTTTGGTTATGATAAAGATTCTTGGATGTGAGAGTATTTATAAGTAAACATTTATTATGAGTTTGACACAGGTTTTATTGGAGGGTAGAAAAGATGATTTCTTGAATAAGTTCAAGGGTAAGTTTACGAACCAAGAATTGAAAGATATCTTCATGCTTTCAAGAGACCTGGCGTCCAACCATAAATTCTTGATGTTCTTAGGTAAGGTGTTGGAGACAGGTAAGGTAGACATCAATAAGACTAGAGAACTTATTCAGAACTTTGTAAAATACCAAAAGGTACTACCGACGAAAGACATTTACTTATTTGACAGTCTTCAATCCATTCAAGATGAGATTGACCAACACGAGAACAAAGTCAGAAGACAAGTTAAGGAGTTGGAAGGTGCTGACCAAGTGTATGAGGATAATAGGTTCGTTATTGTAACCCCAAAGAATCACAAAACGAGTTGTTATTATGGTGCTGGTACAAAATGGTGTACGGCATCTATGAACGGTTCTTCACACTTTGACAGTTACAATCAAGACGGAAAGTTGTTTTACATCATTGATAAGAAAGCTAAGTCCCAAGACCGTTTCTATAAAGTAGCACTACTAAACAAATACGATGGTAACCAAACATTCTATGATGCTCCTGATAAGGCATTTAGAGAAGGTTGGATTTTAGGTTCAGAACAATGGAACAAAATGAATGGTGCAATCCAAGATTACATTCAAAGTAATTTCAAAAGAGAGATAGACATCTTCAAAGATAAGGAAGCTGCGCGTCTCGAGATGGAAAGAATCCGTAGAGAACAACAGGCTGAAAGAACCAGACAAAAACTACAAACTCAAAGGGAGCGTAAAGAAAACGACGAGTGGAATCTTAATAACAATCCTGATGAGATGGGTATCCATGCTAATGCCATATTTGATATACTTGAAGATTTAGGTATTAATGTTCAAGAAGGTGAGAGTATATATAACTTAGTTCCTGCTGATTACGGTCATATGGGTCTATCAACTTTTGAATGGTTGGGTGAAGACGAGCAAGGAAGAGAATTGGCTGTTGGAGATTGGGACCAAGCTTGGGAAGCTGCCAAAGATTATTATCAAAACGTTTGGGATGAAATGGGTATCGAAGGTTGGAGTAGAGATTTTGTTGAACAACATTTGGATATGAACAAGATTGAAGAATACTTCGAAGAGATGTATGAGTCAATGATAGAAGATGACCCACAGTCTTACTTTGATGAAGATGAATTACCATTGTCTGAAGAACAACAACAGAAGGTTGAAAAATATAGAGAAGAGATTGAGGAGTTGAATGACATTATTAATCACTCTGAAGATGATGATGAGGTTGGTGCTGCTGAGGAAAGAATTGAAGAAATTGAATCTGAGATAGAATACGAACAAAGTAATCCTGAAGGTGAACCGACTGTAGGTCAGATTGAAGATATGGTATCAAATATGATGTATGATGTTAAACAAGACCCTCTATCATATTTGAATGATTATGGTTTTGATGTTACTAATTTTGTTGATGTTGATGAACTTATTGAAGACTCACTTAATTATGACGGTGTTGGTCCGGCATTATCATCTTATGATGGTGAGGTATACGAATCGTTAGTAAATGGTGATTGGTATCACATACTTATTGTTGAATAATTCTTCCAATAACTTATATTACTTAAAACTTTAAGGATGGAATTAGACTGGATTATACAACAACCCATAGACTTCGAGTACAAACAATATCTTATTTTAGATTATGTGAAGAAAGCTGAAGAGAAGTTGGAGAGATTTGAACTCTACCCAACTTTTCAGGAGTTAACTTTATTATATACTAGTGCTCAAAGAGTTATGGACCATGGTCAGTTTATTACATTGAAAAGAGAACCCCAAGAAAATGATGATGAAATACTCATTATTGACTTAATTTATAATACCATTCGTTTTAAAGACTCAGAAGAGGGTCAAGAAATTTTAAACATTGCTGAATTTGCAAGAGACAAATTCAAAGAGTTGTTTATGGTGGCAAAATCATTATGGTCAATCGTTAATGATAGTATTAGTTTAGAGATAACTAATGATATGAATAGAGCTAATGGAGGTTGGGGTTATTTTTATTTTATTTACAAAGATGAATTATTTGTTTATGAATATAATATTGGATTGATAGACCCTGGTTCAGAACAAAATAAATGTAATATAGAACTATTGTATCAAGGACCTGAAAAGACTGTGGAAGACATTATAGTTGAGAAAGGTGTTTTTGGTTTAAATAAAGAATTAGAAGATAAAGAATATGGTTTGGACTTCCCTATTTTTAAGATTAGTTTTGACCAAAACTTTCCTTTAAAGGGTTGTTTAATTTCTTTATCAAAAAGAAAAGTTATGAATTATGTATTTCAATCAGTAAAAATAAAAGACCTAAAAGATAATTAAAATGGATGCAGCAACGAAAATCGACACAGACTACATTTACAAAATGGTAAAAGAAACTCCTAATGATTCAATGTTAGGTGAAAAAATTAGAGCCTACATTTATGAAGTCGAAGAAGCCTGATAATATAGTTTGGGACGAAGACAATCAAAAGTATAATGCATCACTATTACCTTACGCTACTAGTGTAAGTGGCCCTGTTGTCAAATTAGATGATGTTGGAGCTTTCAAAGAGAGGGGTGTTAACAGAGTTCAGAAGACATTCAGCGCAAAGTACAAAGAGTTGGTTGATGAATATAACAACTTAATTGATGAGGTTGAGTTAAATAATATGATTTACAATTCCAACTATTCATTTGAGCCTGTGATTGGTGAAATTTATCACCTATACATTAGAAATAATGGAAAATATTTCTTATCTTTGATTGGTCCACAAGAGTGGAACATGGAACATATAACTTCAGTAAGACTTAATTCAGAACATAAATGGGTTTCAACAAAAGATTCATAACAAAAGAAAGTATCCTCAGAACATCTAACGAAAAGTTAGAACAACTATTCAATGCGGATGGATTGATTATGGATATGTGGTCTTCAAAGTTTTATGAGAAGTTCAATTCAGGACTTCATAAAGATACAATTATAGAAATGTTAGAGTATGGAGAAGATTAATTTTTCAGACCCTTCACTATACCATCCAAAAGGTATACTTAGAAAACCAATAAGCATTGAAATCACAGACGATACGATTTCTGTTGTATTGGCTGGTGGTTTAGGTAATATGATGTTTCAGGTTTCAACGATTCTTTCATATGCTAAAGACAATAACCTTAGACCTCTCATTGGGTATTGGACTACTCATCAATCTGAAAGTTCACGATGGTCACATAGGTTAAATAAGTTTGCTCGTAATCATCACTTTGAACCGTGGGGTGGACATATATTACAAGACCGACCAGTATCGTTGGGTGAAGTGTATCCAAAGTTACCGTGGTTCAATACAAGACCAAATGCGTATCAATGGTGGTTTAATCAGGATTTTGCATATGAATTAGATACTGGTAAGTCAGGTCTGTTCGTTGACATTGCTCAGGGTCAAGCACCACCTTTTATTGTACAGGGTTATTTCTTTAATTACCGATACTGGCACCACAATAGGGATTACCTTTTAGATATGTTCACTTTGGATGAGGAACTAAGGGATTGGATGTATTATCACTATGGAAACTTATTTCAAAATAAGACAATATCGGTTCATTTGAGACTGGGTAATGATACGGATTTCATGCCTGTTGAAAAAGTACCAATGGAGTGGGTACTCGAAAAAGTGGACTCATTGGTGGAGAGTAAGTATGATAACGTTCTTATTTTCTCTGACAATTTGAAGGCAGCTCAAAAAATATTTTATACAAATTCACCAATTCGTAGGTCACAATTACGTTTTATCGATGATGACCCTTATATTTGTATGGAGTTGATGTCACGATGTGATAAACATGTATTATCAAATTCGACATTATCTTTTTGGGGTGCGTATATGGACAGAAAGGAGAATAATCCTGAGACTTACATACACTCATCATTCTTCAAAGAACACCCAATTGAGATGATTCCTTATGACAACTGGAAAATAGAAGAATAATTATAAATAAAAGAAACATGAGAAAACAAAAATCCGATTTTGAACTTTTAGCTCCAAAGATGAGACAACCAATTCACATTACTTATTTGGCTAAATACATCCTTAAAAAGACTATTGAAGAAACACAAGAAGTGATTAATAGGGGTATTGATGTGGGAATATTTGAGGAAGTGAAGTTTAATGGTTACTACAAACTAAAAAATCAAGTTTAAGATGAATAAGGAGATGGTAAATCACCCCAACCATTACGGTGGGGAAGAGAACCCTTATGAGGTTGTTAAGATTGCTGAGGCAACAGGATTGGATAAAGATGCCTATCTGTTCAACGTACTAAAATATATCGTTAGAAGTGGTAAGAAAGATGGTAATCCACCTTTACAAGACATGAAAAAAGCGTTATGGTATTTGGAGAGAAGAATTAAAACGATGGAATAATGTTGTCGTTTTTAATGAAATATCTTTTAATAGGTGCAGTCACTGGACTTGTGTTAGAGACATTGGTTGATAAGGTGGCGGACCAAAGATTTACTGGTGGCGAACGATTGTTTGTCATTGTATTATGGCCTTTATCATTGGTAGTATTTTTGATTGGGTTTTTTAACAAAGGAGAATGAAAGAAATGAAAGAATTAATTGGGGATATTCATTGTTCAGATACGGTGAAGTTTATGAATGAAATGCCGGAGAAGTCGGTTGACTTGATTGTTACCTCACCACCTTATGGTGTTGGTATCGACTATGACAGTTGGGACGATGATAAATACTTTGATGAGTATATGAGATTTACTCGTGAGTGGTTGAGTGCTACGTACAGAGTCCTAAGAGATGATGGTCGTATTGCGGTGAACATTCCTTATGAAATTAACCGTCAGAAGAAAGGTGGTCGTATTTATTTCTCTTCAGAGGTTTGGCAGGTGATGAAACAGCTGGGTTTTGGGTTCTTTGGAATCGTAGATTTGGAGGAGAGTTCACCACATAGAAGTAAGACAACTGCGTGGGGAAGTTGGATGAGTCCATCTGCACCATACATATACAATCCAAAGGAGTGTGTTATCTTAGCGTATAAGAACGTTTCTAAGAAACAGGTTAAGGGAACACCTCAATGGGAAGGTGAGTATCAGATGGTACCCAACGAAAAGATTGAAGGAGAGTTCAGAAAGAAGTTGGTCTACGATGAGAAGGATAAGAAAGACTTTATGTCATTGGTATTTGGACAATGGAATTATTTTGCAGATACACAACAAAAGACTAAGGCGACATTCTCATTGGATATACCGTATAGAGCAATCAAAATCTTATCCTATAAAGAAGATGTGGTCTTTGACCCATTCAACGGTTCAGGGACGACCTGTTTAGCCGCTGAGATGTTGGGAAGACCGTGGTTGGGTTGTGACATCTCACAAAACTATGTAAAGGTTGCTAAGGAAAGACTCAAAGAGTATAAACTAAACCAACAGCAATTAGAAATCGTAGTAGATGAGCATTCAAAACATTAAGGTAATTGATAATGAGACACTAATTATTACCACCACTGATGATAAAGTTGTGTGGTTCGAGAAAGACCAACTTGAAGGACCTGAAAGGGTTTGGTTTGATAATATTTTGGCATGTTCATTATCACTTTTAAGTAAAGCCCCTAAATAAGGGGTTTTTTCTTTATATGGATATTTATTAGTAAAGATTTTGTAAATGAGACCACACAGGATAGATGAGTCAGAAAAGAAAAGAATATTGACTCTACACGAAACGGCAACAAAAAAGGGTTATTTGATGGAACAGAAGAAAGATGGTTCGGTTATGAAGGCGAGTCAGGTCTTTTGGGATAACATTAAAAACTTTGAGGGTAATCCAAAGAAAAGAGTCGGGGGTATCAAAGAGCCAATGTTAAAAGCATATAAGGACACTAAAGGTATTTGGACCATAGGTTATGGTCATACTGAGGGTGTGGTTAAAGGTATGAAGATATCTAATGATATTGCGTTGAAATTCTTATATGACGATGCTGCGGAATCTGCGGATTGTGTGAGAAGAATCTTCAAAGAGTGGAAGTCAAAAGGATTAAATTACGAAATTACTCAAGGACAATTTGATGCTTTGGTATCGTTAGTATTTAATGCTGGTTGTGATGCGGTAAGGACATCGGATTTCATTCAAAGTGTGAAGAAAGGTGATATGAAAAGAGCTGCGGAACAAATCGAAGAATTTAGAACTGCGGGCGGTGTTGACAGAAGAAATAAAGAAAGTGAAATATTTTTATCATAATGAAACAATTAATTAATGAATCGGGTTTACGTAATATAGGTGAACTAGCCAAGAGATATAAGAAAGCGAAGATTTACTTCCACCAAGATTTGGATGGTGTAACGACTGCTTTGGCAATGAAGAACTATTTGGAAGATAACGGTATCAAAGTTGTTGATGCTGAAATCATTCAATATGGTGATAAGGAGTTTGCAGTTAAGAAGCAAGATGCTACAGGTGATACGATGCCGGTGTTGGTTGACTTTGCTCACGGTAAGCCGATGTTCGTTATTCACACTGACCACCACGACAGTCAAAGTGGTGTTGAAGGTGATACGGCAACTTCATTCAGACCATCACGTTCTAATGTTGCTACCATTTCAGATGTTATGTCACCAAAGGATATCTTCCCTTCTGAGGATATCACATTGATTTCTACTGTGGATTCTGCTGACTTTGCTAAGTATGGTTTGGAACCACAAGACATTATGAATTTCATCTTCCGTTTGGATAAGGATAAGTCTTTACAGAAAAACAGAATGGCTTTGGGATTAGCGACAAACAAATTAATGTTGGCGTATAAGAACAAACCAGGTTTCATGGAAGAGTTGGTGATGACATCAAAACCATCATTATTGAATATCTTCCAAAACATCAGAAGAATTGCTGACAGAGAAAATTATGCATCTGCTGCGATGATGGCGGGTAACCAAGAAGATTACGTACAACAAAGAAGTGAGGACCCGAATCTAAACTACCAAGATGGTATCATTTATCAGTACGGTGGTGGTAGAATGTTCAAACCAGGTTCATATGATAGATACACACCATTTAAGTTACATCCTGATGCTGACTTCTTAATTACTGTTTGGCCGATGGGATTGGTTCAAGCATCGTGTAACCCATTTAAGAAAGAGAGAGAACTCAAAGGTGTAAACTTGGGTGAGATTGCTCAAGAAGTATTAGGTAAGTGGGAAGCGAAGTTAAGAGAGAAAATCATTCCTTTATCGACAATCAAATGGATTTCAGAATCTGCTAAAGACTTTGGTTCTGAATCTGTAGGTTTTACTAATGCTGATTTGGAAGCGTTCTATGGTGATAAGATTAGAAGTATGGAAGGTGGTGATGCGTATATGGAAAACCTAAAACAGGTGATGGATAAGTCTTTCAGTGAATTGAGTGAAGATGAAATAGTGTTGTTGGATAAGTTGGGTGTACCTGCTTGGGAGATGATTCAAGCAAACTCAGGTGGTCACAAATGTATTACAAATATTTCAGCATTGAATTATTTCGGTAGAAGTAAGAGACCACCTCAAGGGAAATACAAATACAATAAAGACAGTGGTGATGCACCATATGTTAAGTTCTCAAAGATGATAGGACAGGAGTTCTACAGAAAGTTGAGAGAAAAGATTGACGGAAGTAAATCAGAATAAAGAGAAGGAGACGATGTCTCCTTTTTTTATGTCCAACTGTTTCGACATACCAGATGGTAATTCTAATACTTTGTCACCATAACCTTTATAGGATTCACATTCCAACTCATCTGTACAGATAGGACAGTTTTCGTGGATGGTATCAACTTCATCATTATTGATAAAGATAATATCTAATGGAATGACACAATCGTACATCCAAAATGATTGTTCACCTTTGGTCGGCATAAGGAAATACATACCTTGGAAGTCCTCGTTGAAACGTTGACCTTGCATTCCTTTAGTAATTGATTCCTTTGTTACACAAAGTTTGACACTTATTTTATTTTCACCTATAGTTATAGTCATATTTATAAATATCTAAAAGAGTATAATATGAACAAATACGGAGGAGTAATTGTTAGATGTAACAATAAGGTTTTACTTTGTAAAAGAAATGCTGAGGGGTCATTACCGGGTCATTGGTCGTGTCCTGCGGGAAGTGTTGAAGAAGGTGAGGACCCATTAAGAGGTGCGATGAGAGAGTTTTATGAAGAAACTGACATCCAACTGTTGAAAGTACCAGAATTTTGTGGTATAATTAAACGAACAAATAGAGACGGTAGTAAGATTAAGGGTGAGATGTATTGTTTCCTTTATGATTGTGACGAAGAGATTTATCCTGACTTAGATAATGCTAAGGATGGTGATGAACACACAGAGTGTGGGTACTTCGGTAAAGATGAGTTACCTTCTCCAATGACAGAACAATTTAATAAATTACTAAATATTATACTAAAATGAGTTTAATGTACAAAGCCCTCGTAGCGAAATACGAAGCAGAACTGTTGGAAGCAAAAGCAACATTGGAAGTTTACTTTAATAATTCCGTTGGAATTGGTGAACACCCTCAACACTTAGAAGAGATGGATGGGTTAGTTGATAAGATGGCTTCAGCTAGTGATAAATTGGAAGCACTTAAATCTAACTTTGATGAAAAGGGTATGGCCAGTTGATGGTCCAAAAGACAGATACAGTGGATACTTTAAGTTATCCTACAATCCAATGTCCTTACTTTTTAAGGAAATAACTAAAAAAAATAAGAAAACTGCTTGACCGAAAGGTTTTTTTTCTTATCTTCGTATAACTTTTGACAGATAAGGTAATATTTATACTTTACCCTACTGAGAAATCAGAAAATTTGTTAAAAAAGTTTGACAGATTGAAATTTA